TACGTCTATTGAAATGGCAAACAAGATTAGAGCCTTTGTTGAGCAATGGCCGTCTTGGTTAGGTGTTGGTTTCTCGGGTGAGAAAAACGCACAAAAACATTTTAAGTTATCAAATGGTTGTGAGGTAAAAGCTGTTGCGACTTCAAAGGATGCACTTCGTGGTTATACACCAACTATTCTTATTTTTGATGAGGCCGCCTTTATTGATGCTGATGATGATTTTTGGTCTGCGTGTATGGCATCTTTATCTACAGGAGGTAAAGTAATTGTGATTTCTACCCCCAACGGATTCGACCCAATTTATTACAGTATTTACGACCAAGCCCTTCGTGGTATGAATGATTTTAAAATTACAGAAATGTATTGGTATCGTGACCCACGATATTCTAAAGATTTAAAACTTCTAAAAGTTAAAGATATAGTCCATTATCTATTAAATCGTGCAGAATATAAAGATGATGAGATTACCATTGATTATTCAGACATTAATCCATATGACCGTGATTTTGACAAAATAAAAAAACAATTTGCCGATGGTTATAAACCATATTCTTCTTGGTTCGAATCGATGGCAAAAAAGTTGAAATTTGACAGGAGGAAAATTGCACAGGAATTGGAATGTAACTTCTTGGGTTCAGGTGATTCTGTAATCCCCCCTGATGTTGTCGAAAAAATGAAAGAAAATGACATTCAAAATCCTGTAAACAAATTTATGGGTGGTGCTATATGGCAGTGGAAGGAACCTGTTGATGGTCACAAATACATTATGGGTATTGACGTTTCACGAGGTGACTCTGAAGACTTTACCACTTTTAACATTATTGATTTTGATGAAAGAGAACAGGTATTAGAATACCTCGGAAAAATACCACCAGATGTTGCTGCTGAAGTTGCTATGAAATGGGCTGTAATGTATAATGCGTTTGTTGTTATTGATATAACAGGTGGTATGGGTGTATCCACATCAAGAAAATTACAAGAACTTGGTTATAAAAATTTATACGTTGATGGTGTGAATGTTGCCGATAAGTGGAAGTACGACCCAAAGGCAATGGAAAAAATTCCGGGAATAAATTTTAACTCAAAAAGAGTTCAGATTATTGCGGCATTTGAAGAAGCATTAAGACATGGATTTCATATTAGGTCAAGTCGTTTGTTAAATGAATTAAACACTTTTGTTTACGTGAATGGTAGACCTGACCACCTTAAGGGACAACACGATGACCTTATCATGTCTTGTGCGATGGCAATCTATGTTGGTGAGACTTCATTCTCACAATTGGAAAAAGTAACAGAAACAACAAAAGCCATGGTGGAAAGTTGGACGGTAAATGAAACACCGGTAAAAGGTTCAATGAAAGACTTCAATCCAGGAATATCAATGGGGAACTACGGAAGGGACAATCAAAAGTTTGGTCAACCTACACAAAGTGATTATCAGAAGTATTTATGGTTATTCGGTAGATAAATATTTATTTCTTTATTGAAGAATGAACGTATTATTAATAAGAGTATAATGGCAGAAAATAATTTAACGATTTGGCAGAGACTTGGTAAAGTTTTTGGTCCCGACTCAACTTTGGACCAGCAAGCTCCTGTTTATAAATTCGACAAAAAAGAATTACTTAAAACAACCGATAAACAAGAGTACGATAGAGAAAAACTTCAAGCTCAACAATCACTTTATTTGGGTCAACAATGGACCAAAGTTGAAAGTAATTTATATACTCAAGCCGTTTATTATCAACCAACAAGATTGGCTGCGTATTATGACTATGAGAGTATGGAATATACTCCTGAAATTTCTGCAGCACTTGACATATATGCCGAAGAATCAACAACCGCAAATGAAGATGGATTTATATTACAGATATACTCTGAGAGTAAACGAATTAAATCAATTCTTGCAGACTTGTTCAATAACAGATTGGATATCAATACTAATCTACCTATGTGGACAAGAAATACTTGCAAGTATGGAGACAATTTTGTCTATTTAAAATTAGACCCAGAAAAGGGAATCATGGGTTCCCAACAATTACCAAACATCCAACTTGAAAGGATTGAAAGAGGAATGAAAATTTCTGCAGGTAAATATCAAACAGATGCCACTGCAGAAGCGTTGAAATTTATTTGGAATGAAAAAGGTTTAGAATTTAACACATGGGAAATAGCTCACTTTAGATTATTGGGTGATGATAGAAAGTTACCTTACGGTACCTCAATGCTAGAAAAAGCCCGTCGTATTTGGAAACAGTTAATTTTGTCAGAAGATGCGATGTTAGTATACAGAACTTCAAGAGCACCTGAAAGACGTGTGTTCAAAGTGTTTGTTGGTAATATGGATGACAAAGACGTTGAACCATATGTACAAAGAGTTGCCAATAAGTTTAAAAGGGACCAAATTTCAGACCCACAAACAGGTAATGTTGATTTGAGATTTAATCAAATGGCAGTAGACCAAGACTTTTTTATTCCTGTTCGTGACCCAAATGCACCAAACCCAATTGACACTTTACCTGGAGCTCAAAATTTATCCGAGATTGCGGATATTGAATACATTCAAAAGAAATTGTTAACAGCACTTCGTGTTCCTAAAGCATTTTTAGGTTTTGAAGATGTTGTAGGTGATGGTAAAAATTTATCATTGCAAGATATTCGTTTTGCAAGAACTATTAACAGAATTCAAAAGTCGATGATTCAAGAAATGAATAAGATTGCAATTATTCACTTATACATTCTTGGATTTGAAGATGAGCTAAACAATTTTGTTTTAGGATTAACAAACCCGTCATCACAAGCTGATTTGTTAAAATTAGAAACTTGGAAAGAAAAAATTCTTCTTTACAAAGATGCTGTTGGTGACCCTGGTAATGGTATACAGGCAGTTTCATCTTCATGGGCTAAAAAACATATTCTTGGTTTTTCAGATGAAGAAATTAAACTTGATATTCAACAACAAAGAATTGAAAAGGCAGTAGCCGCTGAACTTGAACAAACACCTCAAGTAATAACTAAGACAGGTATATTTGATAACTTGGATAAGTTATACGGTAATAAAGGAACACAACCAGCTCCGGGTGAAGAACCCGCAGGTGAAACAACAGAACCTGCTATTGGTGATTTAGGTGGATTTGGTGAACCAGCATCTTTAGAAACGGGAGCTCCTGAAATTCCTGAAACACCTGAGGCACCAGCACCAGGTGGTGGTGATGCTGAAGTTACACCCGAATCAATCAAAGATAGAGATATGAATCTTTTGATTGAGGATGACATTTTGAGAGGTCAAGATATACTTGATTTGTCCAAAGGAAGAAAATCTTTGGGTGAAATTGAAGATAAACTTAATGAGTTACTGAATAAGTAATATTTATTAATAAAATTATTATGAATAAGTTCGGACAATTTAAATCAAATTTAGACCATCTAATCGTTCAATCATACGGTAAAGAAAATTTCAAAACCGTTATAAAAGAGTTCAAAAAGAACTTCTTATCCGACAAAGCCATCTCTGAGATGTACTTTATATATAATGATTTATCGGCACAAAAAGGTATCAACAAAGATATTGCAGGTGAATACGTTAATGAATCGTTCGAAAGATTATCTGATTTAATTTCTTCTAATCAGAAAAAAATTGATGAACTATATAAGTGGGTAAAAACAAATTTAGAAGGTGATGTTGAAAATGAATATTCCAACATTGATTTTGTGGTTTACGAAAATAAGATTACAAATCTTGAAAGAATATTAGAGACAAAAACACAAATTAAAAGTCTTTTACTTTCAACAAAAAAAGAAAACATTCAAGAAAGTGTGAACATTCCACTTTCATCTATGTTAAAAATTGTTACAAATACATTCAATAAAGAATATTCAAATATTTCTGAAGAAGATAAAAAAGAATTAAAATCTTTATTGTCCTTGAATAAAAAACAAATTTCAGAAGAAATTAAATTAGTCAAAGAAAACGTTATATTAAAATTGTCAGATAAAATTGCTGAGTCAGATGATTCTGAGTTAAAAGAAAAGATTGGTAATACAATTCAAAAAATACAAGAAAGTGAATCTGATTTGATTTCGTTATATAAACTTAAACAATTAGAACAAGGGTTATAAAGAAAAAGTCCGATTTAGTCGGACTTTTTTATTTTGTGTCTATGTGTTGGAGATATTGTTTGTATTTGGCTTTTTGTTTCTTCATTCTTTTTGTTACCGATTTTTTGACAAATTCCTGTCTTTCACGTAACATATCAATCTGTTTGGTCTTAATGACCTTGTACTTGTATCGTTTTAACGCTTTTTCGATACTTTCACCTTTTTGTACTTCTATTACTATCATAATACTATCTTAATAAATATAGTTGAGTTTGGGAAGTTTTTGACAAATACTTTTTTTTTGATTATAATATATCAAACAATAAAACTTCTTAGATGAAATAATAAATGAAAAAAGGAAAAACATCGAAATTATCAATTTTTGATAATGCGAAATGTGTGTACGGAACTGTAGATTCAATAAATTTTAAATCACTTTACATAAACATACAATCTTGGGTTGAACCAATAAAGGAAGTAGAAAATTGGGATAGAGTAACGGGAAATTTAAATAGACAAATTAAACATAATTTGTTAGAGGTTATTGACCAAGATGTGTTTGAAAAAAACTCTATTGTTGATTTGGACCTACGCTCAAGTGGGATACAACTAAATAAAAAAAGTTTTATGAGTTTAGAAATCACACTATTTCTAAAAGATTCTCTTGAATTCAAATCACAAATTTTAAAAGAAAAAATTAAAAAAATTGCTAAGTCTGTTTATCAAGATGAACTTTTAAGGTCGGAATATTTTCAACTATCAAAATCAAAATCAAAAAACATTTGATATTCCATAGTATTTATTATAAAAAAATACAATGAGAGTATTAGGTCCAAACGATTTAGGAAATGGTATATTGGTTGAGTGGGATGCGGGAACAGTATCACCTAACGAATTCAGAAACGCTGAAGTAATAAGAGAATCTTATGGTCAGTTAGAACACTCAAAACCTTTTGAATTTTACGCTACACTTCAGAAATATGGTGTACCAAATAGAAATGGTAGAGTTTATCCTGAGAGGATATTAAAGAGAGAAGTTGAAAAATATAAGAAAGCAATTAACAAAGGTCTTTCTATATCTGAGTTAAATCACCCTGAATCTTCACTAATTGATTTGGAAAGAGTATCTCACCTTATTACTGATGTATGGTGGGAGGGTAATGTCCTTATGGGTAAGATTAAATTATTAACTACACCAGGTTTCCATGAAAGAGGTATAGTTTCATCACCTGGTGATGTTGCAGCTAACTTAATGAGACAAGGGGTTACTATGGGAGTATCGTCAAGAGGTATTGGTTCTTTAGCTAAGAAAGGAGAACAAAATGAAGTTCAAGATGATTTTGAATTAATTTGTTTTGACTTAGTATCTTCGCCATCCACGCCAGGAGCTTATTTGTTTTTAAATAAAGAAGACAAAAACAAATACGAAGAAAACTTAGAGGAAGAAAAAAAATCACCTGAAAACATTACAAAAAATGATAAGTCTGTTGACTTAATGAGAAGACTTTCCGATTATTTAGGTTATTAAAAAAAATTAAAACTATGGACGAAAAATATTTTGTGGCCAAAATTCAGTATGACTTGGTCGATACTGACACTGGCAAAGTAAAAAAAATTAGAGAAGAAAAGTTGGTAAAAGGTTTCAGTGTTACTGATGTTGAAGCTAAAGTTACTAAAAAGTTTGAAGGTTTTACAAACGATTGGAGAATTACTTCAGTAAGTGAAAGTAAGATTGACGAAGTTTTCGAATAA